ACACCCTCGAAGGCGTCGACGATTCCGTAAAAGCGCTATACGTCGAGAAGGACGGCAAATTCGTGCTGGGCATCGAAGGCTTGCCGCAACCCGAAGACGTGAGCGGCCTGAAGTCGAAGGTCGAGGAACTGCTGAGCGAGAAGAAAGCGGCCGAGAAGGCCCGTCGCGAAGCTGAAGAAGCAGCCCGCACCGAGCGCGAAGAGGCGGCCCGAAAGTCCGGCAACGTCGAAGAACTCGAAAAGTCCTGGTCCGAGAAGTACGCCCGCCGCGAGGCTGAACTATCCGGCCAGCTGGAAAGCACCAACAGCGCCCTGCAAGGCCAGATCCGGGATCTGACCGTAGGCCGCACCGCTACCGATATCGCCACCACTCTGGCTATCCCGGGTAGCGCCAAGGCATTGCTCCCCCATATCGAACGCCGGCTGAGCGTCGAGCAACGTGACGGCAAGCCCACCGTCGTCGTGCTGGACGCCTCCGGCAAGCTCTCCGCGTCAACGCTGGACGAGCTGAAAGCAGAATTCACCAACGATCCGGCCTTTGGTCCGCTGATCGCTGGCAGCAAAGCATCTGGCGGCGGGGCCGGCGGTGCAGGTAAAGGCGGCGGGGCCGCACAAGGCAACATCGGCGGCAACAAAGACGAGCGCACCAAAGCGATCGCAAGCAAGTACCCAGACCTCCCCCTCAAGTAAAGGATTGACTTTATGTCCCTGTCTCAAATGCAAGTGTTCAACGAATACATCATGCCGGCCGCGCTGGAGTCGCTGGATCAGATGACCGCCGCGTTCAACGCTGCCAGCAATGGCGCGATCATCCTGTCTCCGGACGGCTTCACTGGTGACTTCCTGCAAGAGTCGTTCTTCCAGACCCTGGCCGCCGCCCAGCGCCGCGTGGATCGCTACGCTGCCAACGGCGCAGCAGCCATCACCGACCTGACCGAGCTGAAAAACGCCACGGTGAAGGTTGCCGGTGGCTTCGGTCCGATCCGCTACGAGCCATCCCAGATGACCTGGCTCCAGCGTCCAACCGTGCAGGGCATCGAGGTCGCCTCGCGCGCCTTCGCCGAGATCCTGCTGAAGGACCAGCTGAACACCGCCATCGCCGCGCTGACTGCTGCGATCACTGCCCAGGCAACCGCCACCAACGATGTATCGGCCACCGCCGGCATCACTCAGGCCGCCCTGAACAACGCTCACGCCAAGTTCGGTGATGCCTCGCAGAACCTGGTAGCCCAGATCATGCAGGGCACCACCTACCACAAGCTGGTAGGCCAGAACCTGGTCAACGCCGCGCAGCTGTTCCAAGCCGGCAACGTCCGCGTCGTGGACATCCTCGGCAAGGTCTCCGTCGTAACCGACGCCCCGGCACTGGCTCAGGCTGGTACGCCGAACAAGGAGATCATCCTGTCCCTGGTGTCGGGCGCCGCGCTGGTTCACGACGCCCGCGACCAGATCTCGAACGTCGACACCTCGAACGGCAAGGAGCGTATCGAGACCACCATCCAGGTCGATTACACCTTCGGTCTGGGCCTGAAGGGTTACACCTGGGATGTCACCGCCGGTGGCAAGTCCCCAACCGACGCCGAGCTGGCGACCGGCACCAACTGGGACAAGACCGCTACCAGCATCAAGCACACCGCCGGTGTCGCCCTGATCGGTGACGCTTCCAAGTAACCCACTGAATGCCGCGCCGGGGCAGCCTGGCGCGGCTGAGGATCAAGCATGACCGATAAGAACATCTGGTATCTGCCAGGCCCGTTTCACCGCTACGAAGACGACGTGAAGGCCATCGCCAAGAAGGCCGGACTGATCATCGTCGACGCCAACGTGACCGAGAGTCGCGACGGCGAATGCGAGAAGCCGCCGAAGGTGAAGCTCAAAGAGCTGCCGGCACCGGCTGACCTGGTAGTCGAGGTTTCGCTGTCGCAGGTCGAGGTCGAGCTGAAAGAGGCGATCGGCAACCTGAATGCAGAGCGTGACGGCCTGCGCGGCCTGATCGAATCCCTCGAAGGGGCGAGCCCGCTTGAACATCCAGGCGCTGGCGAGCTGCCAATCCGCCTGTTCGACGCGCTGACCAAGATCCACGCCGGCATGACCGAGCTGGCAGGTAGTCGCGATCAGATCGCCCAGGAGCGCAACGCCCTGCAGGTAGAGGTCGAGGCGCTGAAGAAGGCAGAAGCCGAGCACGTCGAGAAGGCCGGCAAGTCTAAGCCTGACGCCAAGGCGTAACACCGGGGCTGCGGCCCCACTCATTCAACCGGAGGCCGGATGGCTACCTACATCACCGTGGCCGACGTGGACACCATCCTCGGCACCGACTGGACGACTCCAGATAAGAAAGACCGCGCCGTCATGCAGGCCAATGCCTATCTGACCTCGCTCAATCTGACTGGAATCGACATGGACGAGATCCCTGACGAGGTCAAGCAGGCAGGCGCCGAGCTGGCCAAGTGCGCCGCCGATGGCGCTCTTTATCAGCAGCAGTCGTCTGGTTCGTTGGAGGCTAAGACCGTCAAAGCGGGATCGGTAACGACTTCGAAGACGTTCGGCGCGATCGATTCCAGTTCCACCAAGGCCCAGGCCGAGGGAATCCAGTTCGCTCTGGCGCTGCTGAACCCTTGGCTTCGGTCGTCCTTCGGCTTCGACGTGTACAGGTGACCCATGGGAATGCGCGAAGAGATCCAGGCCGATCTGGCCGAGGCGTTCGACACTGATCTGGCTGATGCGGTTGTGCCGTTCAGTGGCGGCATTACCCTGCCAGGCACATGGGATCCGGTCGAAGAAGTCAGCACCGACCCTGTCGTCATCGCCTACACCGGCCGCGGCGTGATGGATGCCTTCAAGGCTCAGGCCGTGGACGGAATCAATATCCTGGCGACCGACCAGCTGCTGATCGCGCTAACCAACGAAACGACCGGCACGCCTGCCGTGGGTCACACGATCAACGGCTTCAGCGTGATCAACGTCCAGAAAGACCCGGCCGGCGCGCACTACGAGATCCAGCTGAGGAAGACGTAAATGAACGCCAAAGCCGGATGGAGCCATAGCCTGCGCGACTTCGCCGACCAGATCGACGAGGACGTGACGCAGCATGTGCGCGCGATCGCTATGTCCATGCTGACCGAAGTCGTCAACCGATCGCCCGTGGGCAACCCGGATTTGTGGAAGGCCAACACCGAGCTTCGAGCACAGAACACGGCCCTGGCCGATGCATATGACGCCAACGTTGACGCCCGCAACGCGACCAACACCGGCAAGAAGAAATTCAAGAAGCTGACTCAGCGTGAGCGGAAAGAGAACTTCTTTGTCGATGCCAAGGCCGCCGGCAAGGGCTACATCGGCGGGACATTCCGCGGCAGCCACATCGTTTCGGTGGGCTCGCCTGACTTCACGGTCGTCGAAAACGTCGACCCGTCCGGCCGCGACACCATCAACAAAGGCGCGATGATGATCAAGGCTTCAGGGAATTACCCCGTGATCTACATCCAGACGAACAGCCCCTACGGCGAAATGCTTGAGCTCGGGCATTCGACCCAAGCCCCGGGCGGCGTCTATGACCTGGCCTGGATCGGCGTATCAGAGGCCTACCGATGACCTATGAAGACATCCGCAAGCTGATCACGGCGCGCATGGTCGCCTTTGCCGGCCTGCCGCAGTCGAGCATCGATTACCCGAACACTCCGACCTTCACGCCGCCGGCAGACGGCCTCTGGTGCCGCCTGAACATCCAGCACGCAACGGCCTTCATGGCTGGCATGGCCGACAAGCCGTACACCCGCAAGCCTGGGCAGATCAGCATCCAATGCTTCGCCCGACTCGGCACCGGCATTAAGGCGCTCAACGTCCTGTCGGATCAGCTCGAAGCGCACTTCGCCTACTGGCAATCGGGCGACCTCGAATGCCTGGAGGCGAGCCAGATCCCGGCCGGCGAGTTCGAGAGCTTCTATCAGGTCAACGTGAATATCCGCTTCCGCGCCGGCTGATCCAGCGCACCGCACCAACTACAGCCCGCCGCGTGCGGGCTTTTTCATGTCCGCAATCTGGAGACTCACTATGTCGAGCGGCGCCAAAGTCACAAGTTACATCATCCCCGAGGTGACGCCCGGCGTTACTCCCGGCTCCGGCACCTGGGACACGCTACGGCTGACCGGCAATGCCATGACCCCGACCGTCAACACGGCGACCAGCGACGAGATCACCGACTCGCGGATCAGCCAGGGCTCCGTCGTGACCAGTACCGATATCGGCGGCGACCTGACCGCCGAACTGTCCTATGGCAGCTTCGACAAGCTTCTGGAGGCTGCTTTCTACGGCGCCTGGACCGCAAACGTGCTGACCGTGGGCGACGTGCGCCACACCTTCAGCATCGCCAAGAACTACATGGATGTGGGTGTTTACTCCCTGTTCAAGGGTGTGCACATCCCGACGTTCGCCCTGGACATCCCGAGCGACGGCAAGGTCACCGTGACCTTCGGCACCGCCTGCCTGGACTACACCGACAGCAACGTGCCGATCGTACTCGCACCGGCGGCCCCGACTTCCACCCCATTCATGAGCAACGGCAACGTCGGCACTCTCCTGGTCGATGGCGCATCGCTCGAAGGCCAGGCCTGTGTCTCGGGTATGACCATCAGCCTGGACAACGGCCTGCAGGCTCAGCGCTGCATCGGCACCGACAAGCTTGGGCCTGGCGCGCAGATCGCTACCGAGGCGGCAATCACCGGCACTATCACGCTGGCCTGGTCGGCGACGGCCTGGGGCATCTGGAAGAACACCTTCACCCGTGTTCCGGTCTCTGTCGAATTCCCGATCACCGACAGCGCTGGCAACAAGTACACCTTCAATTTCCCGGCGGTGGAAGTCGACGGCGAGCTGCCGAGCGGCGGCAAAAAGGATCTGATCGAGGTCACGCTCAATTACACCGTGGCCAAGATCGCCCCGACCATCACCCGCGCGCCATACGTGGCGCCGTAACACCGATCCACCCCTTGACTGCCCCGGCACCAACGCCAGCCGGGGCGGTCCTTTTCGGCGTGGCGTGAGGAATAACCATGGCTTTGCGACTGACCAAGAAAGACCAGAACATCTCGGAATACAAGTGGGTCGACTATGACGACGACACTAAGGTGTTGCTGGCGCGAATTGATAACCCTGAATACCAAGTCGCCCTTGAGCGCGAACGCCGTAAGCTTCTCAATATCGACGCCCAGTTTGGTATTGGCGTCGTTGGCGGGGTCGAGGGTGAAGTGACCGAGCATCAAACCCAGTGCAAGCTAATTGGCCGGTTCATCGTCAAGGACTGGGCTGGCGTACTGGACGCTGATGGTAACCCGCTGCCGTACAGCTCCGAAGATGCCGAGCAGATGCTCGATGCAAATATTAAGTTCTTCCTGTTCGTCCTTCGTTCGGCTTCTGTATCAGCCATGGAGGCGCAAAAGGCCCTGGTCGAGACCGTGGGAAAGTCGTTACCCGCTTCGAGTGGGAAAAAGAGTGGGGCGGCGAGACAGAAAAGCGCCGGCTGATCTACCATCGGCTGGGAATGTCGGTGCCGGATGAGCCGGAAACGGACCCGATCACTGCCTACCTGCTGAACCTCTATCGCAACGTGTGTCGAGGTCGCAGATACCTCGCCGGGATGTCCGGGGCGATACCTCTTCCGCTATCAGCGCGGGAGATTTCCGACTGGCTTGAATCGCATCCAGCTCCATTGCCGCGCGCAGAGATTGACGAGGTAATGTTCACCCTTGATGCGCTGTGCCTGCAAGACGGCGAGGACTGACCAGACTCCATGGATGATGCTAAATTAGCAGTACCACCATGGAGGTTTTACCGATGAAAATGATTGCGGCCGCTGTCGGCCTGATGCTGGTTTGTGCGAATGCCAGCGCAGACCCGGTTGTCGATGCGTATGACGCGCTGATGGCGGCCGGAAAGGTCACTGCACAGCGTGGCGAGGCTTGCGAGGCATCAGTCCAGAAAGACGACCTGGCGCCATGCCGCGCTTTCACCAAGGCGAACGATGTGTACCGAGGCAAGATTAAGGCGTTTCTTTCGACAATCGATCCAAAGACGGACAGCCTGCTTAACCACATTACCCAGCAGGACGTGCAAGCCTACATGGAGCAGAACAAGAGAATTGAGCGCTCCATGGATTACGTGATCGCGCACTCAGAAGCGAGCTAACCAGGGCGCATCCTCTGGTCGCAGCAGATCCACCAAAGAGCCGGGCATTTAGCCCGGTTTTTTATTGACCGGAGAAAAGCAAATGGCCCAAACATCCCGCCTCGTCATTGAACTGGACAGCCGAGATGCCGAAGCAAAGGCCGCGGACACCAGAAAAGCGCTTGAGGCGCTGGAAGATGCAGGTCTGAGAGTTCAGCCGGCACTAAACAAGGCCGGCACCGGCATGGAGAAAATGGGCAAGGACGCCGAAAAGGCTACCAAGTCCATCGAGGATGAAGCCGACGAGCTGGAGAGGCTGCTGGGGCAGATTGATCCCGTGGTTCGCCGCTTGGGTGAGCTGGACAAGCAGGAACAGGACCTGGCCAAGCATCGCAAGGCCGGAAAGCTCGACACTGCCACCTATGACGAATATCAGGCCAAGATCAACCAGGCACGCAACGGCCTGACTAAGTTCGATGACTCGCTGACCCGTACCGGAAACACTGCCAAACAGACAGCGGCAGCCCTTCGAGGCGTGCCGGCGCAGTTCACTGACATCGCGGTATCGCTCCAGGGCGGCCAGAACCCGCTGACGGTCTTCCTGCAGCAGGGCGGCCAGCTCAAGGATATGTTCGGCGGCGCTGGGCCGGCGGCAAAGGCACTTGGCGGCTACGTCCTCGGCCTAGTAAACCCGCTCACCGTGGCTGCCGCGGCAGTCGGCACGCTGGGCCTGGCCTACTATCAGGGGTCGCAAGAGGCGGACGCATTCCGTATGTCTCTTGTCACCACCGGCAATGGCGCGGGCACTACGGCGCTGGCTCTGGCCGGCATGGCAACCACCATCAGCGCAACCGTTGGCACGACTGGTAAGGCAGCCGAGACGCTGGCCTTGCTGGCATCGAACGGCAAGATCGCCAGTTCCAGCTTCGAACAAATTGCCACGGCGGCCATCAGCTTCGAAAGCGCCACCGGCAAAGCGGTCTCGGCTACCGTGGCCGAATTCGCCTCGCTGGCTGACGATCCGGTCAAGGCGCTGGCGGCTCTCAACGAAAAATACAACTTCCTCACTGCATCGGTTTACGAGCAGGTGCGCGCAGCTCAGGAAATGGGCGAAAAGGAAGCGGCTGCGGCGATTGCTCAAGAAGCCTACGCCAAAGCGTTGGAGGCTCGCGCCAAGACAATCAAGGAGAGCCTTGGGACCATCGAGACCGCTTGGAATGCCATCACCGGCGCAGCGAAAAGCGGCTGGGACGCAATGCTCGGAGTAGGCCGTCAGCAGTCACTCGATGAGCAGATCGCCAACACCAAGCAGCTGTTGGAAGATCGCAAAACGAGCTTCGCGGCGAGAATGTTCCCCGATACGCTCGGCGAAGGCAGCGATTCGACCAAGTTTCTACAGGACCGGCTGAATTTACTGGAGAAGCAGAAGCTGCTACTTGCCGATCAAGGCAAGGAAGAAGGTGAGAATGCTCGCATCCAGCGCGATGGGCAGAAGGCGTACGAAGATTTCCAGAAGAGCATCGAGGCGAATTTTACTAAGCGCCAGAAAATGAACAAGGAGCTTGAGGACGAGGAAAAGCGCATTGCTGCAGCGCGCGCGGCTGGCTACACAATCACCGCAGAGCAGGAGGCAGCATCCCTAAAGGCCATCCGGGAAAACGAGAAATACAAGGAGGCCAAAGGGCCAAAAGCGAAGGCCTACAGCGAAGACGCCGGCATAAAAATGCTCGACTCGTCGCGTCAGGCCTACTCCGTTCTCGTCCAGCAGAACGCGGCGATCAGCGAGCAGGGCACCAAGAACGAAAAGCTCGGCGCCCAGGCTCAGGCACTGATCCGCTGGGAGCAACAGCTTGCCGACATCAAGTCGAAAAGCACGCTCACCGCCGATCAAAAGGCGCTACTGGCCAGTCAGGATCTGATCACTGCTCAGCTCAAGAAGAACTCGGCACTTGAGACGGAGGTCGAGCTACGCAAGGCATCCAAAGAAGAAGCCGAAAAACTGGCCGCCTTCCAAGCCAACCAAGATAGCCGGCTCAGCACCGCCAAAGAGGGACTGGATTCAAACCTTGTCGGTTTAGGTTTGGGTGACGAAGCGCGGGAAAGGCTCAAGCAGGACATGGCCATTCAGCGCGACTACGCCAGGCAGTCGGCCGACCTCCTGGAGCAGCGCAACACTGGGAAAATCAGCGCCGATCTGTACGCCAAGCAAAACGCGATAATTCAGCAGGGCCTGGCTGACCGTCTGGCCATGCAGCGGCAGTATTACTCGGACGTAGATAAGGCGCAGTCGGATTGGTCTATCGGCGCGTCGTCGGCATTTCAGAACTACGCCGAGCAGGCCGCTGACGTTGCCGGACAAACCCGCGACCTGTTCACCAACGCCTTCAGCAACATGGAAGAAGGGATCGTCGATTTCGTGCAGACCGGGAAGCTGTCCTTCAGTGATCTGGCTGACGGGATCATTGCTGACCTGGTCCGCATTGCGGTGCGGAAGGCGGCAGTCGGAATATTCGGTAGCTTTGCCGGCGCCGGTGCCGGGTTTGGCTTGGGCTTTTCCGATGGTGGCTATACCGGTGACGGCGGCAAGTTCGAGCCGAAGGGCGTGGTGCACGGCGGCGAGTTTGTTGTTAACAAGGAAGTTGTCAGCCAGCCAGGCGCCCGAGAATTCCTTGAGCGCATGAATGCGAATACCAAGGGCTATGCGGACGGCGGCTATGTCGGGTCGGCAGCGTCGGCCACGAAATCCAACGTTACGCCGATCTCGTCGGCATCAACCGCCGCTCCGGTCATCCATCAAAGCTTCAGCTTTCAAGGCACGCCAGATGACGCCACCGTCAACATGGTTAAAGAAGCCGCGATGCAGGGGGCGAAAGGTGGCTACGAGCTTGTCGTTCGCGACCTGAAAATGAACGGAACCATCCGCCAGCTGATCGCACGGCGCTAAAGCCTTTAAGGAGTATTGCATGGCTCTCACGTGGCCGGCTTCGCTGTGTCCGTCAGAAATGACGTGGGGCATCGTCAACAACAGCAGGGCGTTCACTTCGACGCTTTCGAACGCCCAGCAGATTATCGGCTACCCGGGCGCCTACTGGCAGTGCACTTTGACTTTCGGATTGCTGACCAGAGCCCAGGAGCGCGAGCTGTCGGCGTTTCTCGGGCGGCTGGATGGGATGTTCGGGACATTCAACCTGCCAGCCTTCACCCGGCGCCGGACAGCAAGCGTTGGCGCGCTCACGGTCGTCACCGGCAATGCGCAGGCACGAAACATGCTGCTCGCTGGCGCAGTGCCAAACGCGGCCATTTTCAGCGCAGGCGACTACATCACCATCGCTGGCGAAATGTTCGAGGTCACCGACCCGGCATCATCTAACGCGCAGGGAAATGTGACGGTGCTACTCAACAAGCGGATTCGCAAGGCTCTCGCTGCGGGCGCTTCGGTCGAGTACCTGAACCCGTACTCGGAAATGCGCATGACCACCGACACATGGGCGATGTCCGTCAAGCCGGTGATCGCAAACGGCAGCTACCAATTCAGGGAGGCGTTCTGATGCCCTCAGCATTCCCGTTTAGTCAGAGCGTCGTGAACATCATTGCCACCGGCAAGTTCATGCCTGTGTACGCCGTACAGCTCGATTTCGTCGACGGCATGGTCTTCGCGCATACCGGCACCGGCGATCTAGTGGTCGATGGCATCACGTATCAAGGCGTGGGCAATTTCGGCCAGGTCAGCCAGTCGCAGGAAAGCGACAACTCAGGCTCGCCAATGTCGGTCGAGCTGACCCTGAGCGGTCTCGATGCCTACATCCTGTCCGAGACCAATGTGCGCGGCTGCCGCGGGCGTGCGGCCAAGGTCATGTTTGTCGTGTTCGACGAGGCCGGCAACTACGCGGCGGACATCCTGTTTTCGGGGCGAATGGACGCGTCGAAGTTCTCGTTTT